AAAGTATCAAGAAACTGCTGCAGACAAAGCAGTTAGAGAAGATATTGAAAGAAGAAGAAAAGAAGAATTAAAAGAACAAGAAGAATTAGAAAAAAAAGAAGCTAAATTAAAAAAAAGAAAAGAAAAAGGTATGGTTGGAATGAGATCATTATTCTCAAGAGCTGGTGGTAGAGGATTTTATCAAGAAGGTAAGGAAAAATAATGGGCGGTAATACAAGTACAAGTTCATCTTCTGGTGGAGGAGGAGGTGGAAGTAATAACAATAATAATAATCAAGCTAATCAAATTTCTAAACAAGTAAAAAAAGATATTGGTTTAACAGCAGTAGGAGGTATTGGTGGCCCACAAATGGGATATGTTGCATCAAATGCACCTAACCCTCAAATGTATGGAAAAGCTGCATCTGAATCAGCTAAAAAAAGAATGGCAGAAGCTGGTATGGGAACATACAATCCTGAAACAGGAAGTTTTCAAAATGTTGTAAATAATCAAATTATATCAGGAACTGGATCTGTAATGGGTGCTTCTATGGGTAGTGGTGAATCAACTATTATGGGTCAAATACCTATTTCTAAACAAATGTTTGAATCACAAAAAAGATTACAAATGATTGCAACAGGAGCTATGGCAACTTTGGGTGTTCCATTAATGGGTGCAGCATTTATGGATTATAATAAAAAAAGATATTCAGATTATGTAACTAGTTTTAATACTGCATTACAAAGTTCTACATCTTATGCAGCAGCTAGTCCAAGTACAAGAGATACTTCTGATGCAACAATACAAGATACTAAAGCACAGGCAGAAAGTGAAGAAGCTGCATCAGTACAACAAGCATTAAACAGAAAAGCTGCAATAGCTAGAAAAGAAGCAGCTGTAAAAGGATCAAGAACATTTTTTGATGGAAGAAAAAGAACAATAGAAGGTAGAATGGTTGGAGGATTATAATGGCATTTATACCAGTAGCAGAAAAAAATATTTCATCAGGATATACTGATAATAAATTTAAAAATTTTTTTAAAAAGTATCAAGATGCAGAAACAATCTTTGATCATTGGAAAGATAAATATGAAGAAGCATATGAATATACAATGCCTTCAAGAGAATCTTTTTATGAAGAAACAATAGGCGAAAGACGTACTGATAAAATATTTGATGAAACTGCAGTAGTAGGTATTCAAGAATTTGCTAGTAGATTACAAGCTGGTATAGTTCCTACTTATGGCAGATGGGCAAACTTTGAAGCTGGTACTGATATACCAGAAGATCAAAGACCAGCAGTTAATGAAGCATTAGATGAGATAACTAAATATGTTTTTGAAATATTAGCTGGATCAAACTTTAATCAAGAAGTACATGAAGCATTTATGGATTGTGCTATTGGCACTGGTGTAATGCTAGTAGAAGAAGGTGATGCATTAAATCCTATAAAATTTACTGCAATTCCTTTGCCTAAAGTAATGTTAAACAATGGGCCAGATAATAAAGTAGATACAGTATTTAGAAAAAGACAGATAGCATATAATCAATTAATGACTGCTTATCCTAAAGCAGAAATGTCTGAAAAGATGTTAAAAGCTATTGAGAATAATGAAACTAAAAAAGCAAATATTGTAGAAGGTGTTTACAAAATTTACGATGAAGCAAACACAGAAAAATATAAATATTGTGTTGCTTGTATGAATGAAGAAGAAATTATTTTTGAAAAAGAATTAGATGGAGTTGGTAGCAATCCTTATATTGTATTTAGATGGAATAAAGGATCAGGTGAAGTTTATGGAAGAGGGCCTGTATTTAATAGCATGGCTGCAATTAAAACAACTAATCTTACAGTAGAACTAATATTACAAAATGCACAAATGAATATTAGTGGAATATATACTTATGAAGATGATGGTGTTGTTAATCCTGATAATATAAATCTTGTGCCAGGTGCTTTAATTCCTGTAGCTCCAAATAGTAGAGGTCTTACACCTTTAGCTGGTGCTGGTAGATTTGATGTAGCTCAATTAATATTAGCTGATATGCGTCAAAATATTAAGAAAGCATTATACATGGAAACATTAGGTAGACCAGAAGGTACACCAATGTCTGCTACTGAAGTATCTGAAAGAATGGCAGATCTATCAAGACAAATTGGATCATCATTTGGTAGACTACAATCAGAATTTGTAACACCATTACTTCGTAGAGTAATTAGAATATTATCTAAACAAGGTAGAATAGCAATTCCAAAAATTGATAATAGAGAAGTAACTGTCATAGCTCAATCACCATTAGCTCAAGCTCAACATCAACAAGATGTTGCAGTAGTTAATAATTTTAATGCAATACTAGCTCAAACATTTGGCCCACAAATTCTTAATATGATTGTTAAACAAGATGAAGTAGCTAGATATTTAGCAGAAAAATTAGGATTACCAGAAAAATTAATACGAGATCCACAAGAGCAGCAACAAATAATTCAATCGTTGCAAAACATGGCACAACAGTCTAATATGGCACAAAATGAGTTGGGAATCCCTAGTCAATCGCCAGAAGGACAATAAAAAAGATACTAGCGAAATAGATCAAATATTTGCTGCAGTTTTTTCTGATCCTGACGGAAAAAAAATATTGGAATACTTTGATAGTATTGTTATGAATACTACAGTAAATCCTACTGCTGATAGTAGAGTATTATGGCATTTAGAAGGACAACGATTTATGCTGCAACAAATTAAAAATAGAATTAAGCGAGGTAAAGAATGGAAGAAGAAGTAGTTACTCAAACAGAACAAACAGAAGAAAGCTCTAAACCAGATTTTGTTCAAGATAAATTTTGGAACAAAGATACTAATGAAATTAATATAGAAGAACTATCCAGTAGTTATAATTCATTAGAAAAAAAATTAGGATCAAGAACAGAAGATTTATCTAAGCAAATTAGAGAAGATATAGCTAATGAATTAAAAGCTAAAGTTCCTGAAAACTATGAAATCAGTATGCCTGAAATACCAGAAAATGTACAAATGGATATTGATCCTGAAATGCCTTTATTACAATGGTGGCAAAAAACTGCAAAAGAAGCTGGATTATCTCAAGATCAATTTAATACAGGTATAGAAGCTTTTGTTAATAATGAAATAGGAAGTTTACCTGATCTTGAAAATGAGAAACAATTATTAGGTGAAAATGCAAATGCAAGAATAGAAGCTGCTGATTTATGGAGTAAGAAAAATTTATCTACTGATTCCTATGATGCTATATCTGAATTTGCTAGTACAGCTAAAGGTGTAAAAGCATTAGAAGAAATAATGAAACTTAATAAAGATGCACCAATACCACAAACTGAAACAGCTATTGATGCTGCTCCTAGTTTAGATGATCTTAGATCTATGATGAAAGATCCTCGATATTGGAAAGATGGAGATAGAGATCAAGCTTATATTAATAAAGTAAGTAACTTATATGAAAAGTACTACGGAAATCAAAAGGCGAGTTAAAGCTACTTGGCGTGATGCACAATCGTTTGCTGAATGGCTAGATCCTATTGAGGGTAAAAAATTAAAACCAGCTATAAATTATAGTGAAGGATATGTCTTAAAAGATGATGATGATGTATTAATTTTATACATGACATATAATGATACAGATATTGGTGATACTTGTGTTATTCCTAAAGAAAATGTTGTTGATATTTGTGAGTTGAAAAATCTTAAAAAAAATGTCAGTAAAGAATAAATAGACCTCTAAGGCCTTAGATATGCCTGTAAAGATAACATATCAAACTCCTGTGAGACAATCTAGGTAAACTTAACAAGCATACGGAGGTTAAAATGTCTGCTTCTATTACTAATGCTTTTATCACTCAGTTCGAAGCTGAAGTGCATATGGCATATCAAAGAATGGGTAGTAAGCTAAAAAGCCTAGTGCGTACTGTAAACGGAGTAAGTGGTGAATCTGTAAAATTCCAAAAAGTTGGAACAGGTGAAGCTACAAGCAAAGCAAGACACGCAGAAGTAGTTGCTATGAACATTTCTCACACAAATGTAACTGCAACTCTAGCTGATTTCTATGCGTCTGATTACGTAGACAAACTAGACGAGCTTAAAACCAATATTGACGAAAGATCAGTTGTTGCAAATAATGCAGCATATGCTCTTGGTCGTAAAACTGATTCTATCATTACAGATGCTATGAGTTCTGCTACTACACTAGCTAACAATGCTGGTGCTCAAGGTGGTACTGTGGCAACTGACATGAACGTAGATAAGTTCCAAGAAATGCAAGCGCTTTTCGGAACTAATGATGTTCCTGATGATGGCTCAAGATACTGGGCAATCGGCCCTAATCAATGGTCTAACTTACTTGATGATGATCAATGGTCAAGAATGGAATACATTGGATCTAACGAATTACCTTTCTCTGGTATGAATTACACAGCGAAAAAATTCTTAGGTTTCTTAGTATTTGTACATTCTGGTCTAGATTCATCTGGCTCTACTGATAGACACACTATTGCATGGCACAAGTCATCAATGGGTCTAGGTGTAGGATCTGAAGTTAGAACTGAAGTAAACTACATACCTGAAAAGGTATCTCACTTAATGACTTCTTACTTATCTATGGGATCAATTCTAATTGATACTAATGGTATTAGAGTACAGAAGTGTGCGGAATAGGAGATAAATAATGGCATACGAAACTTCAAATCCGATTAAGAAAATATCAGGAGCTGGTGCTGGAAACTCACTATGGTTTTATACTGATGGTGATGCTAAGGCAGCTGTTGTAGCTTCTGGCTATTTCAATTCTGCTTACAAAGAATTAAGCAAAGGTGATGTTATCCTTTGTTCAATCGGTGTAGGTGGAACTCACGAAATGGACGTAATAACAGTTACTTCTGAAACAGGTGCAACTACTGTAACAACAGTAGCTCTTGCATAAGGAGATTAACAACTATGAGGGGGTTTATCCCCCTCTAGTCAAATAGGAGAAATTATGGCAATAACTGGAAGTGTAGTAAAAGGAGCAACTAAAATAATAGGTAAAGCTATTAAAGTTGCTAAAAAGAAAAAGAAAAAAATTGGATCTCAATTAAAAAAAGAAAGTAAATTTATTAGTGAAAAAATTACTGGGCCAGCAAAACAAAGATTAAAAAATTTAGAACAATCTAAATCTCAACCACAAAATATAAAAGGTATGCCTTTACCTAAAGGTGTAAAAAATCCAATAAGAGCTCAAGAAAAAACTTTATATGTTGGAGGAAAACCAACAACAGCAGAAAAATTAGATGCAATTAGTAAAACTAAAGCATTTACTAAAGGAGAAAAAGCATTTTCAGGAGCAAAGAAAAAAGCAAAAGATACATTAAATAAAGCTCAAAGTGCAACAGGAAAATTTGCTGATGATACTATGACAGCAATTAAATCTGATCCAAATAAAGCAGCAGTTATTGGTGCAGCTGCATTATTAACACCTTCAGTTTTAAAATCTACTTTAAAAAGTCAACAAATGTATAGTTATGAAAAAAATGCAGATGGTGGTTTTAATTTAAAATTTAAAGATGGAAATACAGTTACTACAGATAGTTTTATGTTTAGTCCAAAAGCAGTAGATGATATAAGAACTAGATTAGCTATACTTGATAGTATTGTTTTATCTGATGATCCACAAAAAAGAAAAGAAGAATTTAAAGAACAAAGTATGTATTTAGCAAATAAATATGGTATTTATAATATTGCTGGAAAAAACTTATCTTTAAATATACCAAGATATTAATGTATGGCAGTAACCAAAGTAGATATAGCTTCAAGAGCATTAGTAATGATAGGAGCAAATCCTATTGCTTCATTTACTGATGGAACAACAGAAGCTAACGTAACTAACACAATATACGAAGAAATTATTGAATCTAGTTTAACTAGACATAATTGGAGATTTGCAACAGGACAACAACAATTATCTTTATTAGCAGATTCTCCTACTGGTAGATTTGAATATGCATATCAAATACCAGCTAATCCTGAATGTTTAAAAATATTAGCAGTTACAGTTAATGATGCATTAATACAGTATAATAGATACGAAGATAAAATTTATTTAGATGGTTTTGGATCTCAAAGCACAGTAATTATGGATTATATTTTTAGACAAAGTGAAGATCAATTTCCTCCTCATTTTAGATTAGCAATAGAATATAAACTAGCTAGTATTTTTGGTGGATCAGTAGCAAGAGACGCAGCTTTAGTAAGAGAGTTTGATCAACTAAGTGAAAGACAAATGCTAATAGCTAAAAACACTGACTCACAAGAAACTACTACTAAAACACTTTCTACTGATAGATTTATAACAGAAAGAAGAAGCAGTCGTAGTGGACTTGTGGTCGGATAATGCCTAGAAAAGTAAGACAAGTATATACAAATTTTTCTGCTGGAGAAATTAATAATCTCCTTAATGCAAGAACTGATGCTAAAGCATATTTTGAAGGTGGTAAACAAGTACGCAACTGGTATTTATTAGATGAAGGTGGAGTAATGCGTAGACCAGCTACTGAGTATATGGCTACAATGCCAGCAGAATGTAGAATTATTCCATTTATATTTTCTAATGATGAGGTTGCAATATTTGTTTTATCAAATAATAGACTTGATGTTTATTCTAATAGTGGTGCTGTAATACAATCTAATATAACTTCTAATTGTAATTGGACTACTGCTCAATTATTTGAATTAAATTTTGCACAGTTTGGTGATACTGTTTTTATTACACATAGAAATAATCCTTCAATTCAAATTAAAAGAACTTCTGCAAGTACATTTAGTGTTTCTGAATTTGAATTTGAAGAAGATGAAGATGTGGTAGTTTCTGGTGCATATAAAACTCATGCACCATTTTATAAATATGAAAGCCATGATGTAACATTAACATTAAGCACTTCTGCAACAGGAACAGGTAGAACAATTACAGCGTCTAGTGGTTTTTTTACACCAGATTATGTAAATCATTATTTAAAAATAGATGGATCTCAAGTTAAAATAACTGGGTATACAAGTTCAACAGTAGTAACAGGAACAATTATTGAAACAGTAGCTTCTGGAACTGGGCCTTTATATGATTGGGAAGAAGAATTAATTTCTATTCCTAGAGGTTATCCTCAAGCTGTAACATTTCATGATAATAGATTGTGGTTTGGTGGAGTAAGAGATAAACCAGCTGCTATTATTGCTAGTCAAATAGGAGCATATTTTAATTTTGATGTAGGTACAGGAGCTGCAACAGATTCTATAAATGTTGCTATTGCAGGCGATAAAGTAAACGAAGTTAGACATATTTATTCAGGTAAAAACTTACAGATATTTACTGATGGTGGTGAGTATTTTATTCCTACATCATCTGACACTGCAGCAATAACACCAACAAACATTGTATTTAGACGACAATCAATTTATGGAAGTAACAGAACAAGACCAGCATTATTTGATGGTGCTACTTTATTTGTTCAAAAAAATGGTAAAGCTATAAGAGAGTTTGTTTATTCTGAAGGTGAAGCTGGATATAGATCTACAAATCTTTCAGTAATGTCTAGTCATTTAATTGATACACCTAAAGAAGTAGCAGAAATACAAGGTACATCTAATAGACCTGAAAACTATGCATTGTTTTTAAATAATGGTAGTATACTTGGAGGATCATTAGCTGTATTTCATAGTATTCGTGATGAACAAATACAAGGTTGGGCATTGTGGGAAACAAGAACAAATGATACATTTCATTCTGTATGTGTAGCAAATGAAAATTTATTTACAGTTACTAAAAGAATTGTTGGAGGATCTACACAATATCTATTAGAAAAATTTGGTGAAGATGATTCTCAAAATCTTGATTGTCAAACAACAACAACAGTATTTCAAAAGGGTACACCATTAGTTAATGGAGCAAGTCAGACAGGAAATTCATTATCAGTAGATGGATTTACATCTGCTCCACAAGTACAAGAAACATTTACAGTAAGTGGAATTACTGGTACATATACTGTAACAGCAGTAACAGCTACAGCAGCAGGATATGATTTGACACTAGATCAAAGTTTAACATCTTCCCCAGCAGATAATGCAGCCATAACTATTGTTAATGGTTTTGTTCATACAGTTAATAGTATTTATGGAAATACAACAAATGTAAATGCAGTTTTTGGAAATAGTTCATTAGGTGAATACACAATAGATTCTAATAATAGAATTACATTAACTGGAGATCCAGAGCCTACTGGAGTGAAAGTAGGATTTAACTTTACACCTATATTAGAAACAATGCCTGTTGATAGAGAATTAGCTGAAGGTCCATTAACAGGAGAGTTTAGAAGAATAGTGCGTTGTGTAGTTAATCTTAATAGTGCATTAGATTTTAGAATTAAAGCTCCGTCTACTGGTACGGAACATGAGCTTGTTATACAACAAGTAAACTTTGCTGTAGGCGAAGATTTAACACCAGTAACAGATAGAAAAGAGTTTTTCTTTCTAGGTTATAGTAGAGCTCCTACTGTAACAATAACACAGAATGATCCATTACCATTAAAAGTATTGGGGATGTCTTTGGAGGTGCAATTTAAATAATGGCTATTGATCCTATTACAGCAATAACAATCGGCTCTACAGTATTAGATGTTGTAGGAGGTTATGACTCTGGTAAAAAATATAGAGCAAGATTAGCAACACAAAGAAGTTTTAGTCAGTTAAAGGGATTATCAGATTGGAATAATACAAAAGAAGCAATCATTAATGACTTAAAAGAAAATTTTGCAGTACAATCATCATCAGGAGTAGTAGCAGAATATTCTGGATCATTTAAAGCAGTACAGCAAGAAATACAAAGACTTGGAAAAAAAGATCTTAATCTTGTAGATTTAATGACTCAATCTATGACAGATGAATTTAATTATAGAATAGATGAAAGCAGAAGAGCAGATAATTTAAATTTCTTAAAATCTGTTGCTAAAGTAGGTTTAGATTTAAATAGATTAAAATTAAATAATCAACATAAAAAAATAATAGAAAAATCTATGGAAAGAGAAAAAAAAGTAATAAATAAATATCCTGTATCATATAGAAAAGGAACACAAAGATTTACAACAAGAAGAGATTTATTTGGAATTAATCCAAAATCATGGGAAATGAAAACTTTTGGAAGTATGAGTAAACCATCTAAAAGTATTAGTAAATATAAAAAGACATATAACGATTGGTTTATGAAAACAAGAGAGGCAGATTATTAATGGCTTTAAATAGAGGACAAAGAAAAGTTACATTACCTATAGCTGGTGATGTAGCAAGATATGGTAGAGAAGGTGTAGGTGAAAGTCCTTTAAATGCTTTTGGTGGAATTGCAAAAGCTATTGGTGAACAAATACAAAACAATCAAGTAAAAGATTTTGAAATACAACAATCTTCTCATAAATATATTTTAGATAATATTGCAGCTCAAAATAAAAAAGATCAAGCTATAGAAAAAGCTGGACAAGAAGCAGATGCAGCAAGAGCTAAAGCACAATTTGATAATGCAGTAGCTACAACTAAATCAAGAATAGGAATAGATATAGATAATGCTTTATTAAATATTGAATTAAATCATAAAAATCCTTCAGATTATATATCTAATATTCAATCATGGGTATCAGGATATGTAAAAGATAATGATCTTCAAACATTTAAAGATAGTGATGGTAAAATTATTTTTGATCCAAAACAACATATTATTGAAAGTGTTGGTAGTAAATCAAATGGTGTCTATAAAAAATTATATAATGATCAAATAAATAAAAATGCAGAAAATTCATTAAATACTCATATTACTTCATTTGAATCTACATTAGGTGCTTCTTTATCTAATGTTAGTTCTTTTGTAGAAAATTTAACTAATGAAAGTTCAGAAACGTTTCTTGAAGATATTGAATTAGCATACAAACCTATTTATGATGGATATCAAACATTCATAGGAAACTTAGAAACATTACAAAAAAATTTTCCTAATATATATGGAAATAATGTTTATCCTGATTTTATTGTTGAACAAACAAAAAAATATAGAGAATTAATTACAGAACAAACTTTAGGTCAAGTTTCTAAAATATATTTAGATGCAAGTAGTTATGAAAATTTAGAACGTAGTAAATTAGAAGCAGAAAAATTTATACAAGATTGGTATAATAATAAATTTTCTGATGACAGTACATTAATTTCAGAAAGATTAGTTTATAACTTTACAACTAATGCAAATGACTTTGATGTAGATACAAAAGAAAATATTGTTACTAAAGCTGAAAAACTTTTAAATGATAGATATGAGTTATTATCACAAGAATTAAATTTACAATATGCAGGACAAAAATCACAAATAAATTTAGAAAGAAAAAATATTGAGAATGGAGTAAAAGATGTTTTAACAGGAAAAATAAATCCTGAATACATACAAAAGACATTTACAAATTATTCTAAAGGAAAAGCTCCTGCACCTGATTATACTGCTATTAATAATCATAATTATACACAAACAGTTAAAGAAAATTTAGTTGCTGATTTTAAAAAATTATTTGATCCAAATGAAACAAAAGATTTTTTATCAATTAAAACAGATCCACAATTTTTAGAAATTTATACTGAACAAGAAATAATAGACAATTTATATAAAAAATTAAATCAAGAAGAAATTAATGTTCAAGATGTTATTAACAAAGTTAATCAAGCTACAAGTCAAGGATTTGATATAAGCTCAGATCAAACTTTAGCTGCATTAAGTATAGGATTAGAAATCACAAAAGAATATCCTACATCTTTTGTTAACTATTCAGATAATTTAATGAAAGAAAGTTTTGATGATAAATCTAGTCAAGATAAATTATACAATTTTTTATCTACATTAAAAACATTAAATAATTTTGAAGAATTTAATTTAGATAATACTTTTATAGAAGCTGCTAAATATTCTTTTAATTTTGTTAATAAACCTAATCCAGATGAAACAGATATAATTAAAATGTCTAAATCTTTTGAAAGATATTTTTCAAAATCAAAAGATAGTATTGAAGATATACAAAGTGTTATGATGGAAACTGGGATGCAATTTGTTCCAAATCATTTAGTTAATTTAGATAAAAATATATTAGATACAATGTTACAAAATGTTTGGCCATGGCAAAGTAAATTCTATCCTACATCTGAATTTGATATTAGTCCTAGTGATTTAGGTGAAGAATCTACATTAGTACAATCTGTCAAGCCAAATATATTTGGTCAAAAAGGAGGTAACTTAAAAGATTCATTAATGGCTAATCAAACATTATTAAGTAGTTTAATTATTACAGAAGCTACACGTTTAGCTGGTGAAAGAGATATTAGTTATATTGGTAATAATCCTAATACTATTGAGTTAAGAGAACAGATATTAATGACAGCTAGTAAAAATGTTTTTAATGAATTAAAAAATGATGGATGGAGTTTTGATTATATGATGTATAATCCAGATGATGCTCAAGGGAATTATCCTGTTCTAAGTCCTTATTCAATATTACAACATGGAGATATTAAAAATTTAGATGATCTTAGAATTGAAACTAATCATCAATTAAGACTTATATTTAATAGTATGTCACCAGCAGAAAAAATAGATTTTTTTGAAACTGAAAATTGGCAAGAAGAATATATAGATAAAATTGATACTATGTTTGATAATGGTCAAATTAAATTTAAAGTAGATGATAGATCTGTTTTAAGTGGAGAGTTGCGTTGGTTTATTATGATGGATAAAGAAGGTCAAGCATCTAACTGGGAAGAGTTAGAAGTAATTAATCCTAATGGAGAAAAAGTATCTTGGTCACCAAAAAATAGTGTTAATCCTTCAACTAGAGCTTCACAAGATTATGTTAAACAAGATATGAAATCTGAAATAGTAAATAATTTATTAACTAAATTTAGTCCTACATACAGAGAAACTGGAGTAGCTGATACATTTGATGAAAAATTTTATGGATTAATTGGAGAATTGTCTTTGCTTACTATGGATAACTATAAAGAATTTACTGATAAATTTTCTAACTTTAAAGATTTTGATACAATAAAAGAAATAGCAAATAACAATCAAGCAAAATATGCAGTTGAAAAACAAAATGTAAAAAATAAAATTGAAATACCAAGTGAACAATTTGTAATAAATGAATTTTCTGCAAGAATACAACAATTTGATTTACCAATGTCACCACAAAAAAATGGTGAATATTATGTGTATGATTCTGAATATACAGATAATAATTTAAATAAAAAAAATTACATGGCAATAGGTCCTAGTTTACCTATTGATGATCCAAATGTAAGACAAATATTGTTAGATAATAATTATTCTAAAAATGATATATTAAAAATGACAGTTGGAGAAATGGGAATTAATAGAGATACATATGAGCAATTAGGAGTATATAAATATAAAACAGCTACTGCAGCTTATGAAGAAATTTATGATGAAGTTGTTTTAACACCAAGACATAGAAATGTTTTAATAGATATTATTGCATCTGTTGGAATAGATTTAGTAGGACCTGAATCTAATATTTATAAATATATTCAAGATGGAAATATGCGTATGGTTTATAATGAAATAGGAAAACTAAAACCATATTATAATAATACAAAAAGATTTACAGCTCATTTAAGAAACTGGGGTATTGGTGGTTAAAGTTTTTTTAGATCAATGGGATAAACCTAGATTTAATGAAGTCAAACAAATAGAAGATTTTGATGTTCCTAAAATTGAAGCTGAAAAAAAAGATCCTTTAAAATATAATATTCCTTATCAAGCCTATATGGCTTTTGATGATTTTAAAGAAGGATTCATGGATGAAAATTTATTTTCCATGATGTATGAAAATATAACAAATGATAAATATCAAATTATAGGAGATCCTGAATATAATTATTTAGATGATCCACAACTGCAACCATTTTATTCTAATATAGATTATTTTAGTAAATCAAGAAGTGCAGCAGAAAGTTCTGCTTTAGTAGAAAAATATTGGACAGAAGTACAAAAAGAAAGAAATGGTCCTGCTTATTTAACTGGTAGAATATTTGGAGCATTTGCTGATCCAACTTCGTTGTTATGGTTTTCTCCTGCAGCTAAATTAGTATTTACTGGTGGTAGATTAAATACAACAAAAAAAATATTACAAATGGAATCTGCACAAGAATTAGCAAAACATGGAATGCATGCTGATAGAACGTATCAAGAATCAATAGCTAATATAGGAGGAGCAAGTTTATTTGGTTTAGTTTTTGGTAATGGTTTTGGAAAAACATTATCTAATCTTGAAAAGAAAAAATTTATAAACGACTTTAATGATGGTTTTAGTATGTGGGAATACATGAAGGGATTACAAAAAAATAAAATTAAAGTTAATAATACTGCAACTAAAACTTGGAGATCTAATGATGGTAAAAATGAAATAACTGTAATTGATAATGAAGTAATTAAATCACAAATGAAAGTTAATTCTAATAAATCTATTGATTATAAAAACAGAAACTGGGAACAAGATGAAGTAGAAATAGAAATATTAGATGATGGAGTTATTAATATAAATTTAAGTGAAACATTATTACAGGAAGCATATAAAAACAAAACGTATAAAACTTTTGTAAAAGATAAATGGTTTAAATCATACAAAGATTTTAGAGAGTTTGTTATTACAAAAAACTTTTTAAAAAAATATATTCAACCAAATAAAAATGAAATTAAAATATGGAAGAATGGTGGAAAAGAAGCATATGAACAAAGAGTTAGTTTAAGAGCTGCTAAACAACAAAATAAATATAATGATCTTTGGACAGTATCTAATAGAAAAAATGCAAATAAAGATCGTGAAACATTTATTCGTAATTTAAGTAATGAAAGATTTGTACCTACTTTATTAGGTAAACTAGGTGAAGGATCTAATTGGAATCCAGTATCACGAATAGTTAACAAAAATAATCTTACAGCAATTAATGCAATTAATAGAATGTTGCATTTACCATTTATTCGTAAAGGTAATTTAGAAGGTAAACCTACACCTTTTGCTATAGAAGAAATTATGAATATGGATAGATTTGCATTAGGTGATGCTATGTCTGAAATTATAAGACAACATAAAGAATTATCTAAAAGATTAAAAAATAGTGATGAATTAATTACCTTAACTGATTTTAGAAGTAGAGTATCAAAAGCTTTAATAGATCCAACTTATAAAGATATGCCTGAAGTAATGACAGCTGCAGCTAAAGCTAGAAAGTTTTATGATGACTGGGCAGATGAAATTACTGAATCAGGTATTATGACAAAAAATGTAGAAAAAAATTTAAATTATTTAAAAGATAAAGTTCAAAAATATAAATTACAATCTAAAGCTACAGATTATAATATTGCTAATTATAGTGGTAAAATATTACAAAAAACAGTTAAAATTAGAGATAAAGAATTTAAAATATCACAAGTTCTTAAAATGATTAATGATCAAGAATCATATTTAAATGTATTAAAGCAATCAATTAAAAGACCAAATTATTTAAATATATTTGTTCGTAGAGATAAAATAGAAGCTAATGAAGTTGGATTTAATACATTTGCTTATAATAGTATAAAAAAATCACATACAGATTTAACAGATGATGAAATATTTAAAATTGTAGAATCATTTAAAGGATCTCAAGGATGGGAAAAGTTAGATAGATTTGAAGTAAATTTAAATAAAAGTGGTGATGCTAAATCAATCATTGATGATTATGATTTAAAAATAATGACAGATCCTGTTGGTCTATCTGGATATTTAAAAGGTAGAAAATTAAATATTGATTATGCTGAATGGATGAGAGCTGGATGGTTAGAAGATGATATATTTGCTTTAATGCAAGTATATAATAGAAGCGTTGGAGCAGATGTAAGAATAGCTCAAATGTTTGGTGATCAAACAGCTATGGGTGGGTCTGGTAAAACATTAGGAATAGCAGATGTTATTGCAGAATATAAAGCAGCATATAGAAATGCAGCAGGAAATAAAAGTAAACAAAAAGCTATACAAAAAGAAGCAGAAGAAACAGTAAAAGATTTAGAAGCTGCAAGAGATTTATTAAGAGGTACATATGGTGTACCAACTGATCCTAATAGATTTTTTAGTAGAGCTGTACGAGTAGCTAAAAATTATAATGCAATTACAATGTTGCAAGGAGCAACTGCTGCTCTTCCTGATTTAGCTAGAATGATAATGACTAATGGGTTTGGTAGATCTTTTAGAGCTTTATTAGATGTTTATACAAATAAAAATTGGAAAACAATTTTAAAAATGTCAGATCAAGAAGGTAAATTAGTAGGTGAATCTTGGGATATATTGTTAGGAACAAGAGCTATGGCTTATGCAGATCTTGATGATATTTATGGAGTGTTTAATAAGTTTGAAAAAAATTTACAAAAATTTACTGCTGCTAGTTTTATTGTTAATGGCATGAGTATTTGGAATCAATATATTAAAGGTCAAACTGGTATGTTAATTCAAAATAGAATTATACAAGAATCTATTAATTGGAGCAAAGGAACTATTAGTCCTGATAATATAACTAAACTTGCTGCATCTGGTATTGATCAACGATTAGCAAAAAAAATTGCAAGACAATATAAAAAACATGGTCAAGGTAAAGATGGTAAATATAATGATTTAGAATTACAAGAATTAAAATTATCACAAAGTGAATTATGGGATGATGTTGAAGCTCAAAGAGCATTTAGATTAGCAACACAAAGAGATATTAATATTGCCATAGTGACTCCAGGCAAAGCAGATACGCCATTGTGGTTATCTACTGAAGCTGGATCTTTAATTTTTCAGTTTAAAAAGTTTGCTTTTGGATCACAAAACAGAATGTTAATTAGAGGACTTCAAGAAAAAGATGGCAGCTTTATGGCTGGTATAGGATCTTTAATAGCTATGGGTATGATTGTAGATATGATTGGTCATAAAAGATTTGGTAGAGATTATAATAAAACTCCTTTCCAAGAAAAAGTTTTAAATGGTGTAGATCGTTCTGGAGTATTAGGAATATTTATGGATGTAAATAATTCAGTAGAAAGAATAATGAATAATAAGGTAGGATTTAGACCTATGATTGGAGCTGGCAAACCTTATGGTAGTGATAGTTTTGATAAAGTAGGTGCTGTTCTTGGTCCTACTGTTGGTACAGGTGAAAAACTTTATAAGATATTTAATGATTGGATGTCAGGTGAACATGATTATCACACAGCTAGAAATGTGCGTAGATTAATACCTCTTCAGAATGTATTTTACTTGGACGGAATTTTTGATTCATTTGAAAAAGGTATAAGATAATGGCAAGTATTACAATTTCTGATACATCACCTAGAGTCCAGTATACTGCTACTGGAGGTCAAACTTCTTTTTCAGTACCTTTTGAATTTTTTAATGCCACCGATATAGTTGTTATTCATACAAGTGCT